CTTCCATCGGTGAAGTTGATGACACAGGTAATCTACTTGTTGGAACAATCAACGGACGCATTAAGGTATTTGTTGATCCTTTCTCTGCTAACGTAAGTGATACTCACTACTACGTTGTAGGATACAAAGGTACATCTCCTTATGACGCTGGACTCTTCTATTGTCCATACGTTCCCCTACAGATGGTCAGATCAATTGGTCCTGACACATTCCAACCTAAGATTGGATTTAAGACACGTTATGGTATGGTTGCTAACCCATTCGTTGTTAAAGCGAACGGTACTCCTGATGCTGAAGCACTCGGATCAGGTCTTAACCAGTACTACAGACGTGTACGTGTTGCAAACCTAATGTAATTCGGTTACGATATCAAATCAAAGGGAACCTTCGGGTTCCCTTTTTTTGTTAAATATGTTATAATAACATATAAGAAAAGACTATCATGAACGGTAGATTAGATAAAGTCGCAATGACTAACAGACTCATGCAACTCAAAAGAGAACTACATTACAAATGTGAAATTGGAGAAAAGGGTAAGTGGGAATGTATAGGAGCAAACGAATATTTAAACAAAACCTTTGATGTATTAGATGAGTATTGGCAATAGATGTTACAAAAAATATTAATATATGCTTCACCCATCGTATCTGCTGTGACAGTAGCTACAGTTATAACAATAAAAAGTTGGAAGAAAAAGAAACCACCCAACATTAATATAACATGGGATGATGATGACGATGATGATTACACAGGAGGTCCTGGTGAAGGACCGTACTGGTGGTATACTAAATAGTAATTAGCTTAAGGAATTGACATGGCTGCTAATTGGTATAGTGAGCAACCAAAAAATAGAAACTTTTTAATACCTGTAGGGTTTAAATTAGACCTACAGTTATTTCATGGTGTAGATTTCTTTTGTCAATCCGCATCTATACCAGATATATCAATGCCATTTGCTGAGGTTCAGACACCTTTCAGAGGTGTACCTATTGCTCCTAGTGGTGGAGTATCATTTGGTGATTTAACTGTTCGTTTTATGATAGATGAAGAGTTAAAAAATTATTACTCTATTCATAATTGGATCAGAACTTATGGACTTGCTGATTCTAGAACTGCTGAAGGAACTCCAGATTTATATTCTAATGGTAGGTTGTTTGTTCTTACCTCTCATTCTAATATAAATCACGTAATAGAATTTATTAATTTATTCCCAGTAAGCTTGTCAGGAGTACCATTTGATGCTACAGTAGGAGATATAGACTACTTACTTGCTGACGTTACGTTTAAATATGAGAAGTACGATATACTTGATGAGAGAATGAGACCATTTGCATGAATTTTGAAACCCTTCGTAATAAATTTGAAAAACTAAGAACAGAGTGGACAGAAGATAGTCACGTAGATTTTCAATTTAAAAATAAACAATACAGTGCTGACTTAGGACAGATCGCACTTGACATTCCTTTCTGCCATAATAAATACTTAAACCACTATACCGATATATCTCAGATTAAAACCTCACTTGAATTTGAAGTTCGCAAACTTGTTAAAGAAAAGCGTGAGTACTATGGAGGAGAAGCTGACGCAAGAGTATATGCCGAAAAACCTTTTGGCAATAGTATTAAGACATCTGAAAAGATGAAAGTATATCTAGAGTCTGATGATGAAATCATTAACCTAGAAGCGAAAATTAAATACCTAGATCAAATGCTTTACTGGTTAGATCAGGTAATGAAACAAATATCAAACAGAGGATTCCAAGTCAAGAGTGCTATTGAGTGGGAGAAATTTATTAATGGACAGTGATGAGGTACGGGTCTCAATATATTGTATATAAATTTTCTGAGAGTTCATTAGAAGTTGTTAATAATTCTATAAAAATAAATGAAAATTTATTTCAGAAAGCATTGGCAGTAGATTCTATTGATCATAATTTAAGAAAAGGAAATATAAAATGGATAAAAGATCCTAAATTAAATCGTGTGCTTGAAGATATAACAAGTCTAGTTAATAAAAATAGTAAATGGAATTTAAAATTAACTGGTGGAGAATCTATACAATATGGAATATATAATATAGGAGATTATTATGGGTGGCATAATGATCAACTACTCATTCAAGACCAGTTAGTCAGGAAGGTAAGTATGAGTTTATTCCTTAATGATCCAGATGAATATGACGGTGGAGAACTAGATATAGAGTTTAAAAATCCAAATGTTGATCCTAGATATGATACATTAAAACTTGATAGTGGTTATGCGGTATTTTTTCAAAGTCATTTATGGCATAGAGTAAGACCTATAAAATCTGGTGTGAGGAAATCATTAGTAGCATGGTTTAGTGGTCCTCGTTATGTCTAACCTCATAGTAAAAAAGAAGAATGAAGTATACATTACTATTCATTCTAAAGAAGAACATATACACCGTGAGTTAGCAGACTACTTCACGTTTGAAGTTCCCGAAGCAAAGTATTTAAAAAAGAATCCTAGGTATAGACATTGGGATGGTACTATACAATTATATTCACCTGCTACTGGTGCATTGTATCATGGTCTAACAGAACATCTTCATACATGGGCACATGAAAAACAATACCAGATAGAGTATGAGAGTAGTGAATGGTATGGTGATATACATGAAGATAATAAATTTGTATCACCAGCAGGTGTTAAAACCTTTATGGATAAGGTTTGCAATATAAAACCTCGTGTCTACCAATACAAGGCAGTCTACGAGGCTATAAAAAATAATCGTAAGTTGTTACTTTCTCCTACGGGATCTGGGAAGTCTCTGATGATCTACTCCATAGTCAGATACTATGCTGCCACCGCAAAGAAGATACTTATAGTCGTCCCAACTACATCCCTCGTTGAGCAGATGGTCAATGATTTTATTTCTTACGGGTGGAACGCTGATGATTTTATTCATAAGATTTACAGTGGTAAGGATAAGGTTACTGATAAGAATATCATAATATCTACTTGGCAATCTATTTACAAGTTTCCCAAAAGGTATTTCGATGATATAGATTGTGTCATTGGTGATGAAGCACATCTATTCAAGAGTAAATCATTAACTGGCATCATGACTAAGTTGCATAATGCTAAGTATAGATTTGGATTTACTGGTACACTAGACGGGTCTAAGACTCATAAATGGGTGTTAGAAGGACTATTTGGTGAGTGTGAACAAGTTACCAAAACAGATGATTTAATTAAATCAGGTTTCTTGTCTAAGTTTAGAATAAAAGTATTATTGTGTAAACATGCTCCTCAGCATTTCGAGACATACCATGATGAGATGGAATATCTCGTAGAACATAAAGGAAGAAATAACCTGATTAAAAATCTAGTTAATGATATAGAAGGAAACACTCTTGTCCTCTTTAACTATGTAGAAAAGCACGGAGAACCACTTTATGAATTGATAAATAATATTATAGACCATGAGCGAAAACTATTTTTTGTTCATGGTGGAACTGATGTAGAAGATAGAGAAGAAGTCCGTCAAATTACAGAAACAGAATCAAATGCAATCATTGTTGCCAGTTACGGCACCTTCTCAACTGGAATTAACATTAAACGTCTTCACAACATCGTGTTTGCCTCGCCATCAAAGTCCAGAATTAGAAACTTGCAATCTATTGGTAGGGTTCTTAGGAAAGGAGAAGGTAAGGATATAGCAACCTTATACGATATTGCCGACGACATCGGCGGTCAGAATTATACCTTGAAACATTTGAATGAAAGAGTTAACATTTACAATGATGAGAATTTTAAGTATGAGGTCATTAAAGTAAACCTTAGAGCAAATTAAATATGGGAGAAGAATTTTTCGCTACTGTAAAATTAATTACTGGAGAAGAGATAGTCTCTAAGGTAGTTTACCTAGAGGATGAAGATAAGGTTTTATTAGAGAATCCTCTTCAAGTAGATTCAGCCAAGCAAAGAAAAGGAGCATTAGAGATATCTGGATTTTCTTTTAGAGAATGGGTCTGCGCGACGTTTGACAAGATGTTCATACTAAACAGAGATCACATAATCACAATAAGTGAGATAGAAGGTCCTATTGTAGATTTTTATAAAGAAACTCTATTAAGGATGGAGAATGGAAAAGCTTTAAATGGTAAAGGAGGTAAGTTACCAAGAGGATCTGGTTACTTAGGATCTGTAACAGACATGAAAAAATCGTTAGAAAATATATTTAAAAAAAGCTAGTATATTCCTTCTGAACCTCTACAAGGTTAATTGTACTGAGGTTTGTAACTTTTGTCAAGTCCCCTTTACAAAAGTAATTTACTTTGCTATACTAAAGACATCATTCAATGCAGTAATGACAAGAAAAAAGACAGAATATTATGTAAATAACAAAGAGTTCCTAGCTGCGATAACAGACTATCGTGAGAAAGTTCATGCTGCAAAAGAAGCAGATAAACCTCGTCCAAGAGTTACAAACTATCTTGGCAGTTGCTTTCTAAAAAT